CTCGAAGACTAGTCACCTATGGGCGTTTATCCGCACAAACTTATCTGTTGACTCAGGTACTTATCAGTCGTTTGACTTGGGGACAATGCCACTGGGCACAGAGTTTACATATAAACTGCAGGCGGGATATAATAAACTCAGTGTGTGGATAGACGGTGTGCAAAAAGTAATTGGCTTTGACATCGGATATTGGGCTGGTATGCACTCATATTTCAAAAATGGGACATATTTTAAATATCATGATTCGACTGATTCCAACACCCTTATCAAATATTCGGCATTATCATGGTCAGAGGGTGGCTCGGCTTTCAACTGTGGAGCAGTTCCAATAATGATGATTCATTAAATGAGAGGAGAATATGCGATATACAGCTTTGTTAATAATCTTGCTCATGCTGGGCGGGTGTTCATCAGGGATAATCAATATCCCATCAACAGAGGTAATTGATTCATCCGGTAAGATCGTCAAGAAAACGGCGGAGACAGTGGGGAATGCCTCTACCTATCGTACACATGAAAAATATAACGCCTGGAATGTTGCAAACGTCGAATACACTAAGCAGACGAAAGCATCCGGTTTCAACATGAGTTTTGCAAAGGTTAAGATTAACGGTGTTGTTGCCTACCTACCAAGTAAAATATCATTTAGGGAAGCACCACAGTTCCATGCTCCTGCCGATCTCCATGACCATCCTGTTTGGCATACTGTTGATACGGCGATTAAGACAATCACACCATGGGGGTTTGGAACGTGGGCAGCAACCTCTATTGTTGGCTCTATGGAGGCAGTGGCTAACCGGCCGACCAACCAATACAATGGGCCGGTGCAAAATACCGGGTCGTATAACCAATCGGGCCGCGACCAAACTATTACTGCCAATGGCCCAAAAATGGACCAGGGCCATCGGGATAATTCGCCAGGATGCAGTAATGGAAACTGTGGAGAGTCTTCCGGTGAAACCTTACCTCCAGGAACGCCGCCGAAACCGGCATCATGCGGGTCAGGAGGATTCTGGAATGGAATAAGATGGCAGCTTACTCCCACTTGCTCGTGTGACAGCCACGCCGCAGGTCATTGTTAAAAAGGAGAAATAATAATGAAAGAAGGAAAGAACACGTCTGAATATGCGCTGGCAAAAAACATGATGATTGTCGGGGTTATTCTTGCCGTCGCATCCAGTCTTGGCAAAGTCCCGTTTACCCCTGATCAGGTTTCGGCCTATTTAGCGAACGTCATCAAAGAGGCATCAAACTGGTCAAAGGTATTGCTCCCTTATGCTACAGCTATATGGGCATGGTATAGTTATCTTCGCACCAGCCTAAAAAAGAAAGAGATTGAAAAGGGAGAATAAACCAATGGTGCATGAACGCAGGAACTATGAAGAACTGGCAAAAGCTATCGCCGACGAGCTGAAAAACAACACCTCTACATGTGCCCTTGGTATTGACCCTGTTGAACTCCAGGAGGAAAGACGGTTTGTGCGTGACTTAATGGCAATAGCTGATCGTTTTGATAATATAAAGTGGGGTTTTTTGGGCACAGTTATTCGCTCTGTTGGTTTGGCTGCGCTGGCTATTTTTGTCCTTGGTCTTGGCGTTTATATCAAGAAAAAACTTGGTATTGAACTGTGAAATTCTATATCGGCCAATACCGTGGCATCGGGCTATTATCACGAGGAATTGAGTTATTTACCCGTTCCGAATGGTCTCATTCTTGCGTAGTATTCCCGCCAAAAGAAGAGGGTGACAAGTTTGTACTTGTCGAGGCATGGGGATTTAAGGGCGTTGTTAAAGTAGAAGAGCATGACCTGATTTCCTGCTTATCCGTAAACCACCATCCTGGAACAAGGGTAGATATTTTTGAAATTGAAGTGACAGAGATCGCATATGACCGGGCCATGGAATTTGCCATGCAGCAGGTAGGGCATAAATATGACTGGTCACTGATTATCAAGTTCCTAACCAGGAAACCTGCCAAAGAGAATGGCCGGTGGATATGTTCCGAATTGACTGGGGAAATTTGTAAAACTGCCGGGTATCAGCTTCAGCGAATGCCGACGTGGCGGATGAATCCGGATCATGTAGGAATCAGTCCAGTGATTAAACCGAAAATGCAGGCGGTAACGATTTGAGATGGTACAGAGATTTTGTTACCCGTGCTCCGAAGCGGTCTCCTTATTGGCGGAAACTACGCAAGAGGCTGATAAAAGATCACCCGTACTGTTCAGCCTGTTTGAGCGTGAAGAGATTGAAGGCGCATCACAAAGTACCTCTTCACGTTGATCCCACAAAAGAGCTTGAACAAACAAACATTATCATCCTATGCCGGAGATGTCATTTTATCATGGGGCATCTCAGGTCGTGGAAATCTTGGAACACTCACATTGGAATGGACGCTTTAAAACTTAAAATGAGGATATTAAACAGGCCATGACATATATTGTAAAAGCCGACATCCCAGCATGTAATGGGTCGTGTTGCAGGCTGTGTGAAAACTATTTGCCTGGATTTTTTGAAAAGAATGGCGGGATTACTGTTGTTGAGACTTCACCCGAAATAGACGCTGCTGAACTGGCGGAGCAATTTTGCCCTAATCAGTGTATCAGTATGGAGGTGGTGCAGGATGTATAATAAGCTGCTTGATGAAATTGAATGTGATGAAGGGTATAAGCGGTTTATTTATGAAGATACTAATGGAAACAAAACCATAGGTATCGGCTTAAATCTTGACGCAGGGATGAGCAAAGAACTGGCCCGTTATATCGCCCTTTGGTCTATAGATGATATACGGGAAAAACTATCTTATCGGCTTGAATTCTGGAACAGGTTGTCCCGTAACCGACAGGACGTTCTTATTAACATGGCGTTTAATCTTGGGATTGATGGCCTGTTTAAATTTAAAAAGATGTTAGCCGCGATGTCTGAGGAAAATTGGGACCGAGCAAAATATGAGCTTTTAGACAGCGATGCCGCCCGTGAACTGCACAACAGGTACGGGCAGCTCGCCGAGAAGATGGAGAATGGTTGATATTGCAATAAGTGGAAAGTTTCTACTTATTACTCTGTTCGGTTTCCTTTTAGAAGTCCCGGCTCTTTATCTTTGTAATCAGGCGAGTTCCATTCCTTGCAAAAATGTCCGTTGCTGGCCTGGCCACAATCCCTTCAGCTTTAAAGTCGCCCCAGAAAGAAATAATACCTTCTCTGGCCATGTTTACCATGTCCGCAAGTGTTCCCTCTCCAATGATAGGAACAACGTCAATGCCAAGTTTACGAGCAACGTCCTCGACATCTTTTCTCCGCAACCACCAATTACCAATTTTAACATCAAACAACACAAAATCTTGATCTTTGCGGTAATTTCCACCGCCTTTTTGTATTTTTGCCCCATATCCTTCACCATAAAGACAAACAGGGGCTGCATTGAAAATATTAGCAAATTTATCCGCCAACGGCAAGAAAGTATCATTCAATCTTTCCACCAGCCTTGCGGGTATTTGCGCCCTGTCGGTTCTACCCCCAAAAGTTATCCTTCCTTCATTATGCATAACCCTGATATTTGTTCCATCAACCTTCTCTGTAAAAATCCACTTATTATTTTGTAGGTACTCAAATTCAGGCAATGAAAAATCACCTTCCAGCAATGTCTTAAATTTAGTTTTAGGGTCGCGTTTAAAAACTGTTTGTATCTTATGATATGTTTCCATGAAACTTCCTCCCAAATTAAAAAGATAACAATCGCATGAAAGGGGCGCTTGCCGCCTGGCGATTTACCCGGCAGATCCAGCGATTGTCTTATTTATCACTTCGCCTTGTCCTGCATGGCGCCCTCATGCTGGTCGTTATTTTAACAAACCTGCTTTTCTTATATTTTTAATTGCTTGAAAAACCCACTCAGCCGGCTGCTTGCCGGTACGATACGATATAAGTAATCTTTCTTGCGCTTCTAATGCTTTTTGCATTAAAATTACTATTCTCGTCGTTGTGTCATGGTCAAAACCGGCAATAAAGCCACTACAATCATTATGTTGATATTGACGCAGGGCCGGTAACAATATTTCAGGTGTTTTCATTATAATCCTCCTCAATAAAAGATAACAATCGCATGGAAGGGACGCTTTGCCAGGTGCGATTTCATCCTTCTTTTCAATCATTATCTTTTCCTCCACATTACCGGGCGCCGGATAGGCGCCCGTCAACTTTGTCGTTATGCTGAAAATCGATTAACGCACTCATCAATAAATTTCTCAAATTTCTCAAAGAGTTTCCCATGGTCTTCATCCATGCGCGGCCCGAAATAGAAAGTTCCAAAATTTACTAAAGTTCCGTCAATATTCAATCCTAACGTCACTATTTCGTGAGGGCCAACGCTGTCATCAAACCTTGGGCACACGCCTTTAATTTTTTCAATCTTCATAATCCCTCCAAATCTAATTGCTTTTTATCTGCAACCCCCTGAATTTTGTCGTTAGCCGTATTTAGATTTTACTTTAAACCCTTTGTATTAAATTCAAGTATCATATGAGGATAGGCAGTTGAATCAGCTTCTTCAATTAGCTGTAATAACATAAGCCCTATTGAACGTCGGCCCGCATCATACTTGTATATGGAATCCACGTATAAACCTGAGACCCCTAATAAATGCCACAGCACTTTTCGTCCGGCTTTCGTTTTTAATACCGCACGCAAATCTGCTAATAAGAAATCATGCTCAGTCGGCTTTTTAATATTCATTTTCTAACCTCCTTTTCCAAAACCTTAATTTAATCCAAAATGGACAATTCCACTTACCTACTAACCAAGTAGTACGACCCCAACGTCGAATATCCTCTAAAATCATAAATAAATCTCCCTCAAATAATTTAATAACGCGGCTTGTCCTTTCTCCTTGTTCTTAAGAGCCGTATATATGTGTTCATCAATAGAGTCCTTAATTAACACATGATGAACTACTACTGCCTGTTTCTGACCCTGTCTATATAGACGGCCAATCAACTGCATATATTGTTCATATGACCAAGGTAAGCCTAAAAATACTATGATATGCCCTCCTGCTTGAAGATTTACGCCGTGGCTTAAAGACGCAGGATGGCAGAACAATAGCTGAAGTTTACCAGCATTCCATGCTCGAATATACTTATCTGCATCCGCGGCTTTAGTTCCTCCTGCTATAACGCCCGCAGCCGGAAATTTAGCTCGCAATCGAGCCAATTCCCCCCGAAACTGAACTGCGCATAAAACTGGTTGACCCGCGGCTCGATCAATAATATCTTGTAATGCCTTATGCTTAAGGTCATGCAGCTCATGCCATTTAGAATTTTCATCATATACCCCACCTTGCACAAATTGACGTAATTTCATACCTAATGATACTGAAGTTGCAGCTTCAATTTCAGTTTGTTTCAGCTCCAAAATGAACTCGGTTTCGAATTCTTTATAGGCTTTACGTGCGTTAGCATTAAGCTTACACATATACCTATTTTGGATCAATTTTGGCATTGACAAATAATCTTTAGCCGCTAATCGATAAGTTACCGGAGCTATCGTTTTATAAATAACAGAGTATGCTGTGGGTTCTACTTCGTATTTTACTACTCGCAGTCCTGGATAGGAGATAGCTCTACAGAATTTACGCCTAAACGCCGTTATATTTTTGCCCAGCCCACATGCGTAAGGCGGGACTAGAATCTGATACTGCGCCCATAAATCATGCAATGAATTAGGAGCCGGCGTAGCTGATAAAGCTAAGCGGTATTCTGACATCAGTGGCTCCATACGACGTAATAACTTAAACCGCTGAGTACTATGTGACTTAATCATAGAGGCCTCATCAAAGATAAATATCCGCGGCTTAAAAGAATACGGCTGCGTGGATAACCATTTAAGACCCTCGTAATTTATTAGTAGAATATCATATTTCTCGTGGTCTCGAAGCGTTTTACTCGAACCATGCAGAATTTTAAAAGTTAATTCTGGAGCCCATTTAGCTATTTCTTCTGGCCAAGTACTGCGTATAGCCTGTAGCGGGCCAAAGACAATAGCCGGCTGTTTACACCGGCGTATAAATTCAAGGGCGATAGCTGTCTTACCCAACCCCATATCTAACGCCATATAAGCCTGTTTTTTATCTAAAGCAAATTCTACTGCCTTTCGCTGGTATGGGTGTAATTTCATTTATCTCTCCGCATGCGTTTAAATACTGGAAAACGTAGACTACCAGTATGAGTCTGCTCCATGTATCCTATTTCGGCCGTGGCTCCAATAAACTGAGCGGGGTCAGTCCAGATTAGTTGTCTTAGCCTGTTATTAAAACCCGTACCCACTCGTACTTCTTTACCGTTATACTGAACGACTATAGCTCCTAACATCCCTTGGAATTTTCCAACGCCTTCTTCAATATTTATAATACGTAAATCTAAAGTACATTCAGGCTTCATCTTCATCCAAGAATAGGACCGCTTAGCTTCATATTGGTAATTATATGGCTTAATAACTAATCCTTCATACCCTAACTTCAACGCTTTATTATATGCTTGTCTAATATCTGTAGCACACGTACATCGCTGAGTTGCAGGCATGCGTAAAACGCCATTGGCCGCTGACATCCCCTTAATCCGCAATAACCTATTATAAAATGTAGATCGATCTTTAGGTAAATCTATAATATAATAGACTGCGTCAGGAGTTACGCTGAAGGACCGTAATTTCCCACTGCTCTCATTAAAATCGGATCCAGGTATAAGTAACTCACCATCTACATTCCTATATGGGAACCGTGCTAACTCATTGAGTATATGGTCTACTCCATAAATCCGTTTCCCATTTCGCGTATACATCTTACCGTTTCGATAGATGCCGCGTAAACCATCAAGTTTAGCGGTAGCCCAACATGGGTATTGCAACTTGTCCCAATGTAATTGTTTAGCTAACATAACATCGTGCTGGCGTATCAATTCAGGGAATATTTTGTTTATACCTTTAGCTGCAATACCAATTCGTAAATTCTTTCGAATTATACCCTTATAAAGTTCATAACTCCAATATGTTAAATCACTCGCTTCTAGCCGATCTCCTCGCTCTAAGAGATCTAAATCTGATTTTTGTAACTCTCGTATTCCGTAGCCAACCTCTGACTCAGGAATAGTATAACCAAAATGAATAAAGGGGTCATAAGTGAATCTCAGAATGGGCCGAAGTCGCCTATCCAAATCTAAAGCTTTAAGCTCGTTTTGCTTGTGTACAACCCCTCGAATATCTTTAATCTGTAACAACCTTTCTGCAAAACTCATCAACATCCTCCTTTGATTTAATAATATATACTGAGGCTCCTTGCTCTCGCATACGTTTAATTTCTCGTCGCTGTAGTTTAGATAATTTACCCGTGGCTTTTTTAACTTCCACAAAATGCGCCCCATTTATAAAACATATTCTGTCTGGCACTCCCCGATGCCATGAAACGAACTTGCGGGTGAAACCACCTAGCCATTCGACTCGACGAGTCAAATAGGTCTCGATTGCTTTTTCTGTGTTAGAGGCCATTTTAATAACTCCTTCAACTTACTATACCGGGTTAAACGTAAATATCTACCATAGATTCTATTAACAAAAGACGGCCGGTTTCTATGAGTTAACTCCCAATGCATTAGCTCTACTACTTCATATTCGAGATTAGTTAAAGCCAACGCGGATGCTAAAGTAGAGGTACTAGCCAATACTGTATAGAAATACGAATCGGTTTTCGTGTAGCCATTAAAACTATTTAACTGTGTAATCATTTCTTATACCTTTTCCCAATCCATCCTTCTGCGGTGATAGGCGCATCACACCAATCAGAAGATGTACATAATAGGTTATTAAAACGGTTGATAGTATCATCTGTTATATCAATTTCCGCCACTTCCGCAATCGCTTCATCGTGAACCAGGCCGATCAACAGCGCCTCAGGCATAAACGCTTCTATGGCCATACAGCCATCAACCAATACATCCCTAGCTATACCTTGAATTATATTCTCAATAAGCCGCCCCGGTGTTAGAGTTTTAGGCCCCCATTTTTTGGAATACGGATTTATACCATAATGCCGTACTTCAGGACCGTATTTACCCTGTTCTATAAACGGTTGACAGTAGTAGAGTTTACGCTTAGAAGGCAAAGTCAACAACAGCCAATTTCGACCAGCCCGATCTATAGTAGTTTTAAAAACGCATTTGTTAGTTTCATATGGCACCCCCGGATTCTGAATAGCAGCTATCGCGCATATTTGCAAATGCTTCCAAGTCTTTTTTAATTTTGGATGCGCTCCACGATAAGTATTAACTGCATACTGCGCCTCTTCGTCAAACATTGTTACCCCCCAACTTTCGGCGGTTTCTTGGAGGCGCAACCACCCCATTTGATACCCACAGCCTAGAACAATGATTTTTCCTACAGTTCGTTGATACTTAGATACATTAGCGTACTCACAGCCAAACAGCCGACAAGCCATTTTCTTGTATAAATCAATCCCATTTCGTATATCTTGCAGCACTTCTTGCTCGTCTGCAACCCACATTGTCAAGATATTTTCGATAGAATGATAGTCACTTACCAGAAGCATTTTTCCTTCCGGCGCGCATATAACACTGCGAATCAATGCTTTGGCTATGTTTACTGGGTCCTCAACTGGACGAAAAGTCCTAAACCGTTCTAACATATCATCTGGATTATCAACCGACGCCCGCGGTAAATTTTGGAGTTGAAAACCAGAACCAGACCACCGCCCGGTCCCTGTTCCATGGTATATTAAATTATCATAAATACGATCATTATACGCCATAGACAGTAACTTTTTAAATTTTGCAGTACTACTACGGGCCAATGTTTGACGAAGTTTTAAGACTAAGCGTACATTTTCAGGCAGCGTAGAGTCTTTTAAAACCTTTTCCACTGTTCCAGCCTGTAAGTTAGGAAGTTCAATCCCTTTAGACTCTATCCAATCTCTTATGCGCTTAGTCTGGGTTGCCTTAGTCACTCGACCATCAGTCAATTCAGCCAATTGGCCTTGCATCTCATCGACATAAGATAGAATATAATCGTAGATTTTCTCACAGACTTCCGTATCTACAGGCAATCCTCGCTGATTTATAAAACAAGTAAATCGCCACACCCAATCTTCATACTCTGATAGTTTATCGGCCGGTAAAGTATTAACTAAATCGTATGTAGTTGCCACATCCTGCTTACAGTATTCGAGCAATGCCTCAAAATCAGCCGCCGAATAATCCATATTCATTATTGGCCGTCGGTTATTGTGCGGCGCACATATCTTTTTAATTAACGAGAGTCCAGCCGAAGATTTCTGTTGTGTTAATTCCAGAGTTTTTGCGACAATATCTAATTTACGAGGGAAAGTAAATCTCGAGGCTAACGCAGCTGTATCGACGAATCGAGTCAATGGTACAACAGGAAACGCATATTTTCGAACTCCTATCTGCCACATATTATACTCAAACAAAGCATTGTGCGCATAAATAGCAGCCGTTTGGAACTCTTTCGGTAATAAGTTTCCAGGTAGCCACATTTCTATGGGGTTATTATCTATTTGGTACGCCATGCAAATAATATCAACTTCGCGCCCATGACTATATGCATAGGACCCTGCATTTATAGACACATCTGAATATGTCTCCATGTCTATGATTATCTTTGTCATTTAACTATTCTCCATGTATATGCAGTCATTAGTTGTAAAGAGTCCATGGATATATCTGCTTGGGACCACAATGTAGCCCCAAGCATAAAACACTCCCAATACATAAGACTTCGATGTTTATTCAAAATCGCTAACTGAGTCTTCTTTTGCAAACGCCTCAAAAGCCTCTGTAGCGGATTTACGGCCGTCCAATCGTTCGCCCTCTTTATACAGCATGATATTATTAAGACCCGCTCCAATACCTTTGCCGCCTTTGGGATGATTGTATGGATAGAAATTAACATCAACATGGCAATAACAACCCGAATATAGCCGATCAGACTCCATTAAAGGTTGAACATTTTCATCAACTATACCAGGTTGATTCTTGTTATATGCGTTAAAAAACATGCAACCTTTATAATGCTCTCCGCGTTCTTCAGCCTCGACAGCTTCATCTCCATCCCAAAGACAGCGTTTAAAAGTTCGACTTTTCACATTAGCTTCGGTGAACTTACCCGCAGCTATACCTTTTTTTACTGTATCAGCTATTGCTTTCTGAACCTTAGCTAATTGTGGGTCATCTTTTCGAATCAATACGCAAACACTATATTTATCATTATTTCGTGATGGCTCGAAAATAAAGGCCCAGTCAATTCGTACATTCTCAATAATCATTACATATACCTCCGCTCATTGTTAATCATAACTTCGTCAAATTTCTCATTTAGCTCTTCATTAGTTATCTCATAAGCGTCTGCTATATGGGACAAGAAGAACATTACATCTACGATTTCTCGTTTTAAATTTTCGCGATCTACCTCCATATCTTTCCATGGTTTCCAATTAAATGACTCTACTAATTCAGCTACTTCCATAAATAACGCCAGCGCGTATTGGTTAACTGAATAAGTACCCACTTCCTGCTTAAATCGTTGAATTCTATTCCGATTTCCAATCACCTTAACCCTCCTCCTCTTGCCGATCATACACTATGCCGCAAGACATCTTTCCTTGGTTACATTTCCCATCCATCCAGCATGGTGGCCCAGCAACTAAACCGAAATCCCTCCAGTAAAGCTTGGTGGCTACTCGAATTTTTTCGGTTAATATTTGTATCTCTTTACAATTACGTTGACAAAGTCGCAGCCTAAAGAAATTTAATAATGAACGGGCATTCACGGTCCACATTAGATTTACGGCACAAGCATTTGGCAGTAACTGCCGGGCTTCTTCTTTTGATGCGCCTTTGATACGTATAGCCGTTACATATGCGTTAAGGCTATGCTCTAATGCACTAGCATCAGCCGTAGACGGGTCTTCTACAACCATCGGCATGTCATCATAAGTCGCATAGTGCTGACTGGCGCTGGTAAAAGAACCCATTCTATGCCGAGTTATCTGAGCTAAACAACTACGACTTATACCCTCGATATAAAACGTCCAAAAACAATGCTCCAACACTGAAGTATGCTCGGCTTTGATTAGAAATCGTAGCATTTTCTTACCACATATTGGCGGATCATATATGGTCTTATTCATAGTAAGACCACATGCTTCTCCGACTAATAAATCGGGGTAAGAAGGAAATTGCAAACAACGAACTACTATATCATTATAGCTCTGAATCTGCATTTAACCCTCCGGATATAATCTATTGATCTTCTGAAGCTGCTTTATCCAAGTATCAGCCAGCGCAGCCGAAGCAACTTGATACTGTGACTGACAAGTAATTTTGGCTAAATGACCTAAAGATATAATACTGAGATCCAAGGCCTCCCTTTCAATATTTAATTTTTCAATAATAATAACACAATTACAGGCCAAATGCGCCGCATGCGGTAAACCAGTATCTGGGTCAGGTTCATCACTGTTATACTTCGCCAACTGGTGGCGTAGAGCGGCCCCGGTAAACTTATTAAGTGGGGTTTCTCTCCAGTTATCCGCTCCGTATTTCATTGCCCCGAAAGACATAATTTGCCATACATCTTGTAACAATTTTACATTAGTTATATACTGTGTAGCTACATGAGGTAATACGGCGAGATCCAATTTTTCTCGGGGCTCCTGAGTTTTATTCATTTAATCCTCCTCCAAACATAATCGCGTTTATTTAAGCCAAAAATAAATGAGTGCCGAGTCATCGACACTCATTTGGTTAATTACTCAAACTCATCAAACTCAGAGTCTTTTGTCTCATCCACAATCTCAGCCTGAATATTCTCGGACTTACCAGCCGGAACTTCAGTAACTGCTGCGGCATCTTCACGAATCTGCTCAATATCAAAACCCGCCTTTTCCGCAACTTCCTCCGCTTTAGCCTGTTCCAATTCTGCCAATTTCAAATTGATTTCAGCCAAATCGACCCTAAGACCAGTCTCTTCAGACTCCAAGTTCTCGTGCCGGTTCACAGCATTTTCTAAGGTTTTTGCACAACGAACTACCCGCTTATCAGCTCTACGAAGCCGTTCAGCCGGATCCTTAGTAGTTCGACCATTTCCTTTTGAGGCCTCCCGAGCTTTAGACCATTCATCATAAGTAGTCATTTTAAAGACCCCATCTACTTCAACTGGACAAATATTTGCCCCTGTATATTTGGACGCATTGCGGAACGCGGACAAATATGAACTAAATGACCCAGCGGTACATTGAGTCGCCTCCAAAATTTCATCTTTAGTGTATTTCTCCTCTTTCAGCATCGCCAATACATCTTGTTCCTTAGACATGATAATCCTCCTTAAATAGGGTTAATGAAATAAAATAATACATGTTTATATAACACGTATTGTTTATTTTGTAAACCATAAAATGCTTATTTTGATTTACAATTCTGAAATACCTGTTCAGCTTTTTGTACTTTTAATTCAGGACGCCGGTCTTCTTCAAAGGCCAAAACCGGCTTACCTTTTGGCTTCTCGATATATGTAACTAACTCTGCGCGTGCTGACTTTGATAATAATTTTTCAGCTTTTGCAGGAGATACCATTTTAGATTCATAAATTTTATCCAATTCCAGATGCCGCCCTAAAAATTGTTCTGCGACCCTTTGATCCTTCCATTTTCGAGTTGATCTACCCACCACTAATTTAAAACCGGGAAAAGGCCGACCGAGTCGAAGTTCATTGAAAATATATAGCCGAACATCTTGGACATACCGTTCAAATTCCTTAGCCCGTTTTAATAAATCAGCCAACTGTCTATTAGACACCGTGGCTACTTTCTTATGGGCTTTAAAGACGTCTTGCGCTATTTCTTGAACTCGCTCGTATCTAGCGGTACAGAGTACTGAAGCTTCACAAAACCTGCATTGGGATTCCCCTGGAGTCATAGGGGCATTTTTAGAATACGCTGTTTGAACCCCACGGGTTAACTTATTTAACCAACCAATCAACTCATCCGCCGTATATTCTACCATCTGAAAATTATTCATTCTAGGCTGCAATACATGAATAAAATAGCGTTTATCCGAATTAAGATTCTGCTTTAATTGAATTGCACCTAGCAAATACGCTAATAACTGTGCATTATCTTTGGCGTCGACCCATACTCCTTGGCCATACTTTTCATCCATAATATGGATCTCATTAGCTGCTTCTAAGATTATGTCACAGGTTCCTTCAACTTCATACAATATAGGGTCTAATTCTTTTAGATAGACTCGTTTCTCAACTGACATTGAAAAATCCAACCGACGTTTTGCCACAGACGCCACATAATCAATGCAGTCTTGAACTGCTGATAATTGATCTACCGTAAGATCTGAATGATTTACAGGAGTAAGTGCCCAGGAATCTGGATGGTTAAAGATATGTTGTTCAAACGCCATATGTAGCATAGTACCTTCAACAGCATAACTTGATTCGATATGTTCTTGCTGAATTTTCCCGGACAATTCAAGTTGTTGAATCAGTTGAAATGACCCGGGACACGCTAAAATTCTTGGAAGTCTCGACGGGCTCATTTTAGTGTGGTAAATAATAGGCATCATAATGACGACTCCTGTACAGTAGATAAAAGAGTAATTAAACCGATATGAAAGCCATTTTCATAAGCGTCCATAACATCGTTATAGGACCAAGCTACCGCATTGTAACTATGATCCGTTATTAAATCCAAACAATACGCCACTCCAATTAGAATTGGTACAACGTCAAAATCCCGCCACTCTTCTTGCGCGTACGCAGTATTCAACATATTCCGAGTCACTTCTGTTATTTTACTTGTTTCGTTTAACAATTTACTGCTAGACCAATAAGACGGGCATGTTAAAATTTCTCTACATAGAAAAATGTGTAGAGAAGTATCTGCGAATCGCCTGCATACTTCAGAGTTTATTGGGCCTTCATCTAATAAATTCAGCGCTTTTATACTTTGAGCCATTACTTGTTCAACAATTTCTCTTGATTTCATTACATCCTCTCAATGTCTGTTCTGTAATCACATAACCCATTTAATATCGCATCCGGGCAATCAGCTAACCAATCTAGGGCCTCTGAACTTAAATCATTCCAAATTTGCCGGGTTAAATGATATACCAACTGAACGAACAATTTATTGTCTGCTACTATATTAGTGCCCCCACAGTGAAACGGTATTCCAGAGCTATAATCTAGATCTGTCTCTCGAAGATCCGCTCCCCGAAGATCCGCTTTTTGAAGATCCGCTCCCCGAAGATTCACGCCTCGGAGATCCGCTTCTCGAAGATTCGCGTCTTGAAGATTCGCGTCTTGAAGATCTGCTTCTTGAAGATTCGCTCCCCAAAGATCCGCTCCCCGAAGATCCGCTCCCCAAAGATCCGCGCCCTGAAGATCCGCTCCCCGAAGATTCGCTCCCCGGAGATTCGCTTCTTGAAGATCTGCTTCTCGAAGATTTGCTTTCCGAAAATCCGCTCCCCGAAGATCTGCTCCCCGAAGATCCGCTTTTTGAAGATCCGCGTAATCACCACCACGACCTTCTAACCACATTTGATGCAGTTCTAATATATTAGCAAGATCAGATTTAGTTAATGCACTCATTCGGTTCCTCCTTTCTTAAGATTAAAAATTCCAACTTTCTATAAATAAATTATAATAAATTATTTTCTTTGTGTAAATATGAAATTCTAGGAAATTTCCTGAACTCTAAAAGGATTTATTACAGTGGGTTTAAATATACGTAGCCGATTACCATATTTAACAAATCCATTTTTAACCTCAGTCTTACCTTTTCTACCAGATGGAACTTCTAGCATAGCATACAGCCGGCGTAAAACGTGGCCTACTTTTTTCGGATGCCTTGAAAAATCGGTTCCATGAATCTGATCTATATGCTTACATAACTCCAAAATAGTTATAGTGTAATCTACCACGCTACTTCGAGTAGTCTCCCATTCTCGAATCTGAGTTTCAATTATTTGAGGGTTGATTTGTAAAACGGCATCTAATTGAATTTCAGCATCTGATTTAGCGCGAAACCCATTATAAATATCAGTCAATCTAGTCTGGGTTTCATCATCTAACTCCCAAGGTGCTCGACCCATTGGATCCGACTGAGATAAACGCTTAACTACTTCTCGAACTTGACACCATAACTGTATTTTATTAAATTCGCGTAATTTAGGAATATCTATAGATTTAATCGGCATAACCCACCATCGGCGATAACCGCCTTCTGGAAATTTTAATTCAGTATGATTAGTCGAGCCGATAAAAACCGCGGTTCTAGGAACCGAAATAGCTGCTTTTCCATAAGGAGGCCTATATACGTCTACTGCTTTTGTTATATAATCCTTAAGCATCGCTTGATTCGTTTTTTCAAAAAGAACATCTATTTCACTCAAGCCGACAATAAGTTTACCTTTGAGCGTAATCAAAGCATCTTTAGATTTAAGATTTAAAGCCGCTAAATTCTGATCTTGCGCTAAATGACTCCATTCATGTGGAAATAGAAGAGACGGTAGAGTTGATTTGCCTTCACCACCGCGCCCCGCTGACATAAGAATAGGTACTCCACCCATAGCTACATTTCTGTGATATGGCGCTAAATTATCGGGCCACAGTGACCGAGATACCCCATAAAGCATCTTAGTAAAAAATGTTCGCCACATATCAGTCGGTACTTGGCTAGTATATTTATCTTGTATAATAATGGTGTCTAGCAGCTCAGTTATATAATCATGGCCATCCCATGGATACTGATCAAGCCACTGCGCAAAAAACGGCCTGGTGTCTGGTTTCGCTATATCATATAAAATTCGTTGAATCTCGGGATATGTGGGCTGAAGTCCATACTGGTTAAATTGCATCTGCAATATGGGCAATTGGTCTTCTAAGATTTGTTTACTTGAGTCGAACATCAATTGTTCATTTAGGTCTTCGTAATATATTGGGAATATCAATCTGTCCGCCCCTTTTATACAGACTTTATCAGTAAGTGCATCTTTAACTACTTTTAGACCAGTAAGATTCAACCAATAAATATAATTCGACTCCGCCGCTTTGTTAGGCGTTCCTGCAGCTGATTTTGCGGGCCAATCTGGTCTAAAATGCTGATATAACCACCCATAAGTCGCCGCGGTGATTCCGGATTCTTTTGTTACTTCAAGAGATTCCCATTTATCAATCACTTGTTTAGCTGATTCAAATGCCAAATCTTTTTTAGACCAGGCAATAAGTAATTTTCGTAGAAGAGGTGAATCTTGCCAGGTAGCCCGAATAGCAGTCAAACACGCCAACCAATAATCATAGTGATTCCAATTTTTAATTCGACATATATATTGTTCTACAGCGTCTTGTTCATCCAGTCGAACCATAAGCAGCCATCTACTGAGTGGAGTCAATTTCGGCATTTTAGATACCGGCTTAATCCAGCGAAAGTCTATATGGCTAACCATTTCTTCTAAGGGCTGGTCATGAATATCGGCCACATCTACAAAGGTGTTATCCAGTAATTCAGTCAAACTAGGAACCGGATTTTCCGAGGCAGAGTCTGATTCAGATTTACGGCAAACTTTAGGCCAATTTTGGGTGAGTGCTTCAACTGGTATTTCTGCAATTTCAATTCTACATCTTGGGTCAGCAGTTACTATATTATTGGTCAATGTGACATATCCAGTACTGATAAATAATTGCAACTGCTTAGGCGAGTCAACCGGATTCTCTAATACTGGCTTAGACGCCAATTTAGCTTTTTGTGATGGGTCGATTTGGTACAAAATACGATACCCGTTACCAGATGGAGAATATTCGATATAAGTAGGATATTTGGATACGAGGCTATCCAATTTTTCAAATTGATCGATAGAGGTATGATCTACGTCAAAGGCAATAAACGGTTTATTTTTTGTAAGAACTAATCCAATTTTAGATCGCTGTTTAATTTGACTCCAGGACATAAATCGGTCGGGCTCATTGATTGGAATTAACGGAAACTTAATTATCTTTTCGGGTTTTTTAGGGTGTTTTCGGGGTATCCACGGCACAAACATTTTCGTTTTAGATAAGCCTCGCTTTCCAAATAACTTGTTTAGATTAGTATGTTCACTTTGCATTAGTCAATCTCCGTCGTTGCGCATAAACTGTAGAAGGTTTAACTCCAAGGTGGAAAGCCGTTTCAGCGATTGGTATATTATTATACTGATCCTCGTAAATTTTTTGCTGTTCTTGTGGACTTATAGGGATACGATGCCCACCACGACGTAAGAATCTGCGCACTTCATCTAGTGCGTATGTGGTATGTGTTTGTAGCAGAGTTTCTAGTCTACTCCAATGCAGGTAAGAAGTTTGTTTCATAATATACCTCTTTGGGCGGAGGTTAGGGTGAAATTTTGATAAGAATTTTTAATGTAAAATTATAATAACACTTTTTTCTTAATGTGTAAACCTAAAAATTTTTGTAATTATTTTAAATACTTAGATTTTTAGGGTATTCATCAGTATAAAAGAATATAATTACAGAATTGTAGTTGGTCGTGTATTAACTCCAAAAGGATGCTAAATCAGCAGCTTAGAAAGCAGGTTTTTTTTAAAAATATTGAAAGATAATAATATCAATGGGTTATAAATTACCTAATGATATTAGCTACTTGTAGGATTTTTGCTTTATTTTCTTAATAATATCAAAGGTATGTTTAAACTTCCAATGATATTAGTAGGTTACGAATTATTATAATAATATCAAAGACATGTTTAAAACACGAATAATTTCAATTGGTTAGGAGGCACCACGTCGTGATTCCATAATAAAATCAGCAGGTTACGCTGCGTTAAATTTTTGTAATTTGGATATTTGTAATAATATTATATACTTATGCACTAGTTTTTACTTTATCAGGCTGAATTGCCCCGAAAAAATATGTAATGATTTCAAGTACTTATAAAGTTGAAAATCGCAATTTTCTTAATAATATCAACAGCTTAAGTGATTTTGTTTTACTTTTACCTTTTTTTAAGCTTTGACACTTTTAATATCGTGTATTTATCGTGATTTTTAATCGTCGGGCAGGACGCCTGCGCTGTGTACCACACCCGAAGAAACGAATGGTCATTCATTTTTGCATAGGCTATAACGAGCTATTTTGACCCCTCTAATATAAAAAATATACATCTAAGTAACTGATATTATTAGAAAAATTTGTTTTATTTTTCTACGATTTTTGAAATACAGCTCAAATCTCGCGGCGAGTAAGCCACTGATTTTATTATGGAATTAAGCGAATTTTTATTTATTTTTAATTTTTTAAAAGTAAGAAAAACAAGCCCTGCGTCACATTGAAAAATTTGTAACACTTTATTTTACGCTGCTACCGCGTAAGTATATGGAATTATTACAGAACATTGTGGTATTTTTAAAAGGTCTCGTATAGTAACAAAAATAAAAAGAGGCTCGTATAGTAACAATATTCTATACGCCACAGTGTAGTATAGCGGTTAATGCACATAGCGCCGCTGACTCGCAGGGTCGACTATGCCGATGCCGATGCCGATGCTAAGATGGTGTTTGGTTTCTACGCTTCACCGACCCACAGGGTCGACTATGCTGATGTTAAGATGGTGTTTGGCTTCTACGCTTCACCGACCCACAGGGGCGACTACACAAATACTGGTGTTTAGCTTTCATGCCTCACCGACCCACAGGGGCGATTGGGTGGATGGCAGTTGAGGGCTAATAGCAAAAATAAAAAGTGAGGAGGATGCGAGATCCTCCTTATGTGGTTTATTTGTTGATGTAGACTGGTTCTCCTTTGTTTTCGTCCCAATACGCTTCGAGAACGATCATGCCCTCGTGCTTGGATATTCCAGCCAAGTATTTCTTTCTGGCGTGTGATAACACACTCGCAAGTGAATTCTTCTTGAATTCGTGTGGCCTCTGGTCATCTGGCCAGAGCATGTTAATTGCTTCTGATTCTGTAATGGCGCCCTTGGTTTTGAGATACTCAAAGAGCTGCGTGGGCCTGGCTGTAGTAGTCGACTTGTTGATACTATTAAGAAATTGTTCTTTAGTTATTTTCTTTTGTGCCATTTTGCTACCTCCTGTTGATGATGATAGAAATAAGGGTTAATAGTAAGTGAACCATGATTATTATATACATTGTCCATAGTAACTTAAAATAGGCCGTTTACGACCGGTTGATTCTGTGAATTGAAGATAGAGTTCATAGTGCGCCCCGAATTTGTGTTCGAGGCACATTAAACTTCGTAAGCATTCTACTGTAGTGCTGAGTGCCTCCTTATCACTCTTGCAGTTGAGGTTTATAGTATGAACGTTGTGTTGCGTATACCATTGCATGGTGTACATTTTTACCTCCTTGGTAATGGTTGGGATTTATTACTTCATGATTGTTTAGTTAGATACCCGACGGTCGGCTGACAGTTTAATGCGGCTTTAGTCTAGCCGCGACGAGTAGAGGAGGGCCCGGGGAAAATTAGGCGGACGGACCGGAGGGATAGTCGATTCACAGCTACAGAGCTAATTTAGATCCTTAAACATATCTACGTTTAGAAGAATAAATTGCAGAGCTAATTTAGATCCTTAAACATATCTACGTTTAGAAGAATAACTGTGGAGAAGAATAACTGTGAAGAAGAATAAATTACAGAGCTAATTTGGATCCTTAAACATAGTTATGTTTAGAAGAATAACTGTGAAGAAGAATAAATTGCAGAGCTAATTTGGATCCTTAAACGTAATAGTGTTTGAGCTCAAAATTACTCTGAAAATCTTTGTAACATAATATAGCGCGTAAATGAATACACGAGTTACAATATTCTGAAATCAGATTGATTCTGGTTTAAATTTAGCTATTTTATGTGAGTTCTATATATGCGCGTGCACATATAATATATAGGACGCGGCAAAGACCTTTACTTTTTTTAAAAATAGTGTATAATACAAATATGGGAACAATATTACCTGCTACTATCAGAGCTGCTAAATTTGATTATGAGTTTCTTGGTAGATCCACCAAGGAAATCGCGGAACTTTATTCACTTCCTGAGGCGTCCCTAAAAGCCGAAATTCAGCAACAATCCTGGACTCGCAAATTTAATTTTCCTACACCGCAGACTGATGATTTAGAAACTTTAGAAGATTTTGCTCGCGGAGTAGACGCCAGAGCTAAAGCCCAGCTCCTAATAATGTCATCTTACCGGCAACTACAGCAGCAAAGTCTTTTAGCGGCTGTAGAAGATACTTTATTGGAAAAATCAATGGCTATTTTGGGGTCGTTATCCTCCTCCGACCCGAGCAGCGCCGCGGCTCTGACGTCTATTATGCGAGTAGTTTCAGCTATCCAAGAACGCCAGCAAACAGTCACCGGAAAAGTTTCGACTCAGGAATTAGAAGAGGGTAATAAAGTAGTAGTACAGATTCAGAATAATATCACATGAAAGTTAAATTGCCCATAGTAGATCTTAGGAGTTATCAGAAACCGCTATGGAATTATATGCTGCAGTCCAAACCTGGTCTTCGAGCGGTAGTTGTTTGGCCTCGTCGAAACGGAAAAGATCTAGTAGCAATTAACATACTAGCGGCTAAAGCGCTTCAGCGCCCAGGAGATTATGCTTATATTGCGCCTTTTGCTAATCAGATGCGAGGTATCATCTGGGAAGGACGTGATGGAACCGGTACTAGATTCATCGACTATGTACCAAGAGAGCTTGTTAAGCGCTCTTTAGATCAAACAATGAAACTGTGGTTAGCTAATGGAAGTACTATTCAGCTGTTTGGTTCTGATAACCCAGATAGTTTAGTTGGCCGTAATTTCGTCGGAATGGTTTTTACCGAGTTTTCACTGCATAAGGATTTAATCTGGGGTTATATGCGGCCAATGCTTACTGAGAATGGTGGTTGGGCGCTGTTTAATGGGACCCCAAGAGGGATAAATCACTTTTATGCAATAGCGCAGGTTGCTAAAAGTTCTAAAAAATGGTTTTATGAGCACTTGACAGCTGAGGATACTGGTTTTCCGTCTAAGGAGGATATAGAGGAAGAGCGAAAGGCCGGCATGGCAGAGTCGTTAATCGATCAAGAGTTTTATACCTCATGGACGGCATCATCAGAAGAAACACTGATTCCACTGGAGTCATTAAAAATCTGTTTAAAAACAGTGGTGGTTCCTAATAGCCAGACAGCTTACCCACGATTGTTGGGGGTTGACCCAGCCTATGCGGAAAAAGGGGATAATGCCGCAATTTGCGAGCGCCAAGGACGAATTGTAAGACCGGTATGGGCGCAACGAGGGGTTGATCCTATGGATTTAGCCTCATTAGTATCGGCTAGAATCATTGAACGAAAAATAGATTATGTTTGTATTGACGCTGGGCGAGGTGAAGCAGTTTGGTCTCGGTTGCTTCAGTTAGGGCATGGATCCAAAGTTATAGTAGTAAATTTTGGAGGACGAGCCGCGAATCCGCTTAAATATACGAATAGAAAAACTGAAATGTGGGACCGAGCGCGGCTGTATCTCTGTAATAAAGCTTTACCACCGCAGTTACCCCCAGATGAAAAGCTGATTCGAGATCTGTCGGCGCCGATGGTAGAAAAGAATGAAAAAGAGCAGCTAACTCTGGAGTCGAAGAAAAGTTTATTAAAACGGGGATTTCGGTCTACAGATAGGGCCGACGCGCTAGTTTTGACTTTCGCTGAAGATTTTGATTCGATGGTGGATCCTCGGGTTGAACAGTTGGCTAAACGTACGGGATTAGATCGGTATGCCATAGGTCAGATGTTGGAACGGCATGACCAGGCATCGTACAATCCCTTGGAGTTCATGGAGCAGATTCAAAGGTCTTCAGACTCATGGAGATAAAAGGCATTTTACAGTTATCCCCCGATGTGGTACAGACGTATTTTCAGACTCTGTATATGCATGGGATGCTGGCGGCTAGATTTAACGATGTTCAGGATCCAGTTTGGGCTGACGTTGTTAAGGTTATCCGCGATAATGGATCACAGATGTATGGTGTAATTGAAGACGGAGTCATGGTAGCCGATTTTGCCCTGCAGCATATTCAGGAAAAGGCATATTTAATACACTTTAGTAGTATGCCTACTCGGCCTCTTAAAGAGTCGATTCCTATGATACGGAAAGTTTTATTTCAGATTATGCATTGGCAAGACACTGATTCCTTTTTGATAGACACATTGATAGGAATGACACCTAAGATTAACAGGATAGCTTGTATAATGGTTATTAAAATTGGTTTTCGTTTTAAGACAGTGTTACCGCTTACTGGGCCTGATAAAACGGCATGCATGTTAACTCAATTACAACGGGAGGATACCGATGGGTGGGGGTAAGCATCATACTGATAATAGCGCATCTATGTATCAGTTAGGGATGTCCCATTTTAAGCCCGGCGCTAATCCTGCTAATGGGGGTCCTTGGGCCAATAATCCATACTATATGGCAGGGTGGCAACAAGCGCAAGCGGACTATAATAGAGACGCATTGATGCAGCAAATGATGGAAAGCTTTATGAGCGGGGGCGCAGAAGAGTCAAGTGGGCCTAGCCCAGAAGAGATAGCGCATCAACAGCGTATAGCAGGTATTATGGCAAATCCTAGCGCTAGTTATTCTGATGCTGCTGAAGCTTTGGGGTTAGATTCTGATCCTTATGCTGTCGCATGGGATTCTGAAGTGAATAAATGGGTTGGATTGGATGAACAGGCATTCAATTCCTTAACTGAAGACCGCGCTGGCGCGATAGATCGGTATCGTGGAATTAGGACTCAGGACAACACTGACTGGCGCGATAAATGGGATAAAGCGCTCAAGGGTGAAGCAGAACGTGATGATCTTTACTCAAATTATCTAACGGCGGCGAATACTGCCACAGATTACATAAATCAATTGATTCATGATGAACGGGCATCAGCGAATCTACGTGGAGTAGATTATACAATTACTGATGAAGCTAAGCAAGAGCGAATAAACAATTATTTTGCCACTATTTGGAGTGAAGAGGACCAAACTAAGTTGCAAGGTTTGATGGATAAATGGGGTACTCCTGATGGGTTTACTGATTGGGTTGTTACTCGGGGCCAGGCAGACGCGGCTAATAGTGATATTGCTAATGGTGGTGGTCTTATAAAAACACCGTCTTCTGGGTTAAATGTAAAACCGCCAAAAGCCTCCGGGGAGGAAGATGAAGATATTTTAGGTATAGGGGGCTGATATGGGAGGAAAAGGCGGTTCAGCACCAGTACCGATTCCTCAAGTGCATGATAATACTGCTGAACTTCAGATGCTGATGGCTATGATGTCATCGTTAACGCCACGAGAAGAGGATATTCAATCTCAACCACAAGAGTTAAATCAACAGTATCCAATACCACCAGCTCCTGAGATTGAAAAGCCAGTACATCGGGACTGGAAAAAAGAATATGACAAGATTAAAGCGAAAACCGCTGCTGATTATCTAATGGAGCAAAGGCGGCAATACGGGCGATTAGATACTATTCATACTAGCCCGTTATTAGATTCTAAAGATAATGATGATATTTTAGCGCTGGTAACTCAATGATTTCTTTCAAAAAAGCGGTTTCCATGTATCAAGAACTCTTAGAAGAACGGAGAGTTTATGAGCAAGAATGGAAAAAAGTTTCAAGATATTTATTGCCAGAAAGAGGGGTATACGCGCAATTATCGGCACCACGTAAGCGTCGACTAACCTCGGCAGCTATTGTTAATTCAGCTGCTGAGGATTATTTGGGAGTATTGACCTCTGGAATTCATGGGGCATTAACATCTCCTAGTAAGCCTTGGTTTCGGCTATCCTGGACTTCAGAGCGCGCAAAACAGATTGAGGAGTTAAAAGCCTGGTTGCAACAGGCAGAGGTAATTTTACAACGAGCGTTACAGGCTAGTAATTTTTATTCAGTGATTGAAGATGGTTATCAAGAGTTATGTGGTTTTGGAGTAAATTCAGTATTTGTTAGTGAAAATTCTGACACTGAGGCCGGTTTCTCGTTTATTCCGCTTACTATCGGAGAGTATTTATACACTCTTAATCCTAAACTTACTGTCGACACGTTTGTACGGGTTTTTTACCTATCTCCTCAGCAAATTTATGATAAGTATGATAGGGTTCCATCAGAGATAACTAAAATAGTTAAAAACAGGGAAGCAAGTCAATTTAAAGTTGATCGGGTCGTATTGGAAGTGGTGGAACCCGAGAAAAAGGGGTCTTTTGAGTACGTTAGGCAAGTATTTTTGTATACAACCGATAAATCGGTAGAGAATTCTAGCCGGGTACTTCAGACAGATTATTTCTATGAGATGCCGTATATGGTTGGTCGATGGTCGATTATTAACCGGGATGCCTACGCCATTGGCCCTGGAGTAAAAGCCATACCTGATATTAAACGGCTTCAAGAGATAGAGAAATCCGCGCTTATGGCTACTCATAAAATGGTAGATCCACCGTTGGCCATACCGGCGCATCTACGTGGGCAACTAAAAACATTGCCGGGGGCTCAGAATTATACTGCGTCTCCTACTGATAAAATTACTTCACTGTATGATGTTCGATTAGATATAGCTAATGCGGGGGCTATGGCTGAACGTATTGAACAGCGAATTAAAACTAAATTTTTTAATGACGTATTCTTGACGGCAGCTCGTGACCCTAATGCTTCACCGTATAAGGCAACGGAAGTAGTAGCACGCGAGCAAGAGCGCGCCTTGCGATTAGGCCCAGTTATTGAAAAATTACAAGGGCATTTTTTGAACCCTATTTTGGAACGATGTTTTAATATTCTATTGCGTCAAGAAAAATTTCCACCATTGAATCCAGAGTTGGTGCAATTCATAAATGGTTATGATATAACGATTATTAGCCCATTAGCGATAGCGCAGCGTCAAGGGGCTCTTCAGAATATAAATTCATTTTTGGCCTTCATTGGCCAAGCAGCACAATTTGACCAATCCGTTTTGGACAAGATAAATATTGATGCAGCTGTTGATGAGTACGCCGATATAACCGGCGTACCTTATGGTGTGCTTCGTATGACGAAAGATGTTCAGCAGATTAGGCAACAGCGAGCTCAGATGCTTCAACAAGAGAAAGAACAACAAGATAGATTACAGCAAGCTGAGACGGCTGGAACTGTAGATGTTCAACGAGCTGCAGCTACAAAGACTCAAGCTGAGGCAGGAGCTATACTTATTGATGGCCAACAAAAAGCAGCTGAAACAGGTTTAATTTAGGAGGATAATATGCCGGAAGAAACCCAAGAAACCCAAGAAACTCAAGAAACCCAAGAAACTCAAGAAACTGAAGAGGCCCAAGAAACTCAAGAAACTCAAGGCACTGAAGAAACCCAAGAAACCCAAGGAACAGAAGAAACCTCGCAGAGTGATGACTCGTCAGAGGGAATAGAGATTCCAGCGCCGATTCAGGACTGGGCAAGTAAGCATGGATTTTCGAATTCTCAAGTTTCTGCTATGGCTAAGCAGTATGCGGATTTGACTACTCATTCGAGAGCCGCAGAAATCGCGGCGCTGGTTGAGAAGGGAAAAGAAGTGCTTAATGAGTGGGGAGACAAAGCTGAAATAAAACAGAAGGCGGTATCCCGAGCGCTTCGTGAGTTCGATCCTGAAAATGAATTGGGTGAGATTTTGGAGAATACTGGGTATAAGCATCATCCTGCCGTTATGCGGATGTTTGCTAGGATAGGCGAGTCCCTTAATGAAGGGACTTTTATAAGCGGATCTGCGGGTCCTCGAGTTTCTACAAAGACTCGGGCACAGCGTATGTATCCATCAATGAAAGGAGATAAATAATGGCATTTGAACCTATTAAACCGGGTGAAGTACCCAATATAGTAACAGTTACTAAACGGCTTGATCCAAATGGCAATATTGCGGACATTGCGGAGATCCTCACTGAGTCAAATCCGATATTGAATGATATGCCTGTTATGCAAGGAAATCTTCCAACAGGGCATCGTATGACTGTTCGCAGTGATATGCCGGAGCCTACTTGGCGCAAGTTAAATTTTGGTGTTCGTGATACTACGAGTATGACGGAACAGCGGGACGAAACTATCGGCATGTTGGAGGATTATGCAGAAGTTGATAAGGATCTTGCTAATCTCAATGGAAATTCTGCAGAATTCAGGCTATCTGAAGATCGGCCACATATCGAAGGGATGTCTCAAACTATGGCGCGAACCCTATTTTATGGGGATACCGCACAAAAT